CTGATAGTGTCGGTGGGGTTGAACAAACCTTTCATGCCTTCAACCAAACCAGCGTTTGCTGCGGGATTAACCGTTGCATAACGTGGCGACATCGTAGCGGCATTTTCATTCAACTTTTGTTGGGCTTGGAGCAGCACCAGAGAAGTCGAAGGAGTCGTGCCGGGGGTGCCTACAGTGTTACCGATAGTTTTGAAGCTGTTAGCAACGTCAGCATCAATGCTGGAGGCCAACTGGCTGATACGTGGTTTCAACACACGCTCTGCGAAGTCATCCAATTGCATGGTCAATTCAGCAGATGTGAAGTTGACACCAATGTGCTTTTGGGTAGAAACAGTCAGAGTGGTGAACTGCTCGTTGTCGTCCTGAACTTGCAGGGCGGCACCGTCAGTGACCAAAGCGCGGTCGGGCAAACGAATACGCAGAGTAGAACCAATCTTGGCACCTTCAACAGCGAAGCTGTCGTCGTACTGACGGTTTACGTTACGGGTGAGTACCAGGTTGTTCTCGAGGATTTCGAGAGCCTTCCGGGTAATCATGTCAATGGTTAGGATACTATTAGCCATGAAAAAAGTCCTTAAAAAAAGTTAGCGGTTTTGCGCTTCCCACTTCTTCCGTTGTCGTGCCCTTTCGGCTTCAATCCACTGCGAGGCCGTCATGGTCTTATCTGACCTGGGGTCCGTAGTGTCATAGGCCGGTGATCCAGTGGATCGGGCAGTAACAGGCGAAATCGGCGCTGGCGCTGATGTAGTACGTTTCACGGGAGGATCAGACGCCAATTTGGCCTCAATCTTCCCAATTTCCTTTGCCTGTGCAAGCGGGGCTAGGCGAGATATACGCTCTGCGTCTTTGGGGTTAGTTCCGAGGTAGTAAGCTAACTCAGGCCCAACATCCGAAGACCGAATCGTATCGGCCATCACATCAGTAATTGGCAGCTTGGGGTTGTATGCGACTTGTTCAAAGTCATCATACTTAGCGCGGGCTTCCTCTTCCTTATCGTGATAACTCTCAAGAACTTGCGAGTGCTGCTTGGCCGCTTCGCGCTGCGCGATCAGTTGCTCGGCCTTTTGATAGGCCAACGCATCGGCGTAAGCCTCTGGCGTTTCAAACTGATCGACAGACTGTGCTGCCGGAGCCCTCAAGGTCTGCGTTTCCACAACCCTCTGTGCTTGTTCCCGTTCCCACTTTCGTTGCTCTCTTGCGAGGCGTTTTCCAATAGCTGCATCAAGTTCCTCTTGCGAGAATGTCTTGGGTGCTTCTGCTTCCGGCGCTTTAACTTCAGGTTCAGGTGCAGCCGTTGCCACCTGTTCCGGCGCGGGGTCTACTACCGCTAGGTTTTCTTCTGACATTTTTCGATTCCATAGAATCCCTGGTGATCGCACCAGTACGTTTTTTCAGCATTATGCTGGAATTTGTGCAGCTTTATAAGCCGCAATTACTTGAGGCGTGTGCATAGCAATGCAAATAGCTTTTACGCGAGCATCTTCGGCACTGTAATCATCACCAGGGGCGATAATGTGTCGATGGAATTTGCTGCTAATTTCAACGCCATCTTCAAGAATACCGGTCTTGGTGCGGACTTGAATGCAGCCACTTTCGACCACTTCAATGCGGTCAACAATTTCAATTTTTTCTAAAGCCATTTTGATCTCCAATCAAAATCAATTTCCAGTGTTCCGCACTGGCACGGTAAGTTTTTTGTTTTCTTCCATCAACCGAGCGTTGCCCGTTACAGGCGGTTGTGTGGGGTTTGTTGGGGTTTGTGACATTTTTGCTCCTTACGATGTGGCATAAGTGCCGGAATTTAAAAACGCCTGAGCTTTTGCAAACGTATCAAATCTGTGAATTTGAAAAGCTGACACTCGCCATGTGGCCGCCACACCATCGCCGCCAAAATCCAAAAATAAATTGCCTGCGCCCGAAGAATAGCCAATTGCAGCAAAAGAGTACCAGTTGTTCAAATCTGGAACTTCCATAGAGATAGAGAATTGATTTGAACCCCTATCCCACACATAAAAAAGCAAATTTCCTACCGTTACTTTTGCATCAAACGTATATACGTAATACCCAGCGACAGTGGCGATTGCGCTGTTTGTTACAGAGTTAAATTGAGAAGACGTAAAAGACGGAACGGTAAATTCATTGCACGTTGAATATATTTGCCCATCCGAAACCACAGTTCCTGTTAACGAAAAAGCACCCGTTGTAGCTTCAGCACTGGTGAAAGGTACGGCAGCTTTTAAACTAGGTCCATAACTTGCAACCTTTGAGGTTCTGGGCGTTACATTAAACCAGTTTTCTAGCGCAGTGGAGGGTGTTGAGCCAATTTGGTTTCGGTCAACTTTTGTGAAGCCGGTTGAGTAAACATTTTTACCCACCGATGGCCCTTGGTCACCGTAGCAATTATTTTGCAAAATTAAAGAATTATTTCCGGTAACAGAACTATTTACTCCACCTACACCGCTTGCGCGTTCGGTTCTGCAACTTTCAACAATGACCTGAGTATTTGCTGCTTTTAATTGGCAGTCAGAGAAAAATGAATCTACAAATTTGTACTCGCCTGTTTGGGAGCCGCCAGCATTGTCAAAAATAGTATTTCCACCAACCACCGATTGAGTTGTCAGTGTTGATCCTGTCCAAGAATCAATGCTGATAGAAGCGCCCGAAGTAGTGTTGGCCTCAAACCAAGTTGCATCAAATTTCGGCGCAGTTATTGGAACGCCAGTGGAAAAGAAATATGCAGCAAGAGAGTTTTGCTCAAATATTGTGTTTGTGAATGTAATCCCGCCAAACCCATCGGCTGTGTTATTGCAATAAAAAGCGCAAGTGTTGTAACTAAACTCGCCGCCGTAAAAGTATTTATTGCCCGCGTGCATAATGCTGCCATATTTATTGTTTAGCGTGTAAACACCGTATTTGTTTTCAGCAAACCCGCATGAGTAAAAAGAAGTGCCAATGTTTCCAAATGGAAATTGAACGCCTTTGTCAAGACCGTAAAAATAACAGTTGTAGAAATCTACTTGGTTTGCAAACTCATCATTGGCAACATAATTGGCAGGATTGGTTTGTCCGAAAGTAAACCCAACGCCGACCTTTGCTGCGCTGTAAAAACCGAGGTTGTGAATTTCGCTATGGTATGTCCAAAAACCAGTTGAGGTTGAGGCTAAAGCTGTATAGGTCATTGCAGCAATGGCGGTGTTGAATGGTTTAATTTTGGAAATGGTAGAGCCATCACCATAAATCACCGTCTTATTGTTGATCGTGACATTGATTAAATAAGTACCCTCTGGTACGTAAACACGTTTGCCGGTTGCAATAGCCGAGTTAAACGCAGCTGTGTCGTTTGCAATTCCATTGCCAACAGCGCCAAAATCCAGCACATTGGCTGGCGCACCCGTTATCATTGAAAATGATGCTTTAGTCAAGGCCATGATTTTTCCAATTAGACAAAATAGGTGATAGCACCAATTAACTGCGTTCCGTTGCTCCACAAACTTGTTGCGTTGATAGCAGCAACGCCAGTTGATGCCGTTGCTGAAGTTCTTATTTGCAAGTCGGTTGTATTTTCAACAGTAATGCCGGAAAAAATGGATACAATTGAAGCAAGAGCTGAAAAATCGCCAACGGATAGACCAGCTCTATACGCTTGATTGCTTCCAACAGTAAAAGGCAATCCTCTTAATGCGGCGCTACCTGACATTGTTCCGACGTTGCTACAGATTACATCCCATGTCACAGTAACCTGACGGCCCACTTTGGTGTATTGCCCCAATTGGCGTGTATAGGTCTGTCCACTTTGGCCGGTAGTGCCGCCAAGCACTGGTGTCCAAGTTCCTTCTTCATAGTCAGCCAACAACTCGCTGGTCATCGTGCCAGAGCCTGATGATGTATCAGAAAAGTCGATGCCTTGACCACTTGCAACGATTAAATTACCTGTAGTCAAAGTAAGTTGAGTTGCGCTAATTGCACGGCCAGCAGTCAAATTGGCAACAGACACCTGTTTGGTTGTGCTGCTTTGGACAATGGGCAATACTTCCGTACCCGCTAACGGGGTTGTAGAAGCGGGGAGTGCTGAGATTTTGCTGTCTGCCATGATTTATCCAATCAATTAAACATTACTTCAATGAGTGAAGTAAGAGGTGGTGCTTGTGAAAATGTAAGTGTTACACCTGACACGGTATATGTGTTTTTATTTTGATACACACCATTGATGTAAACAAACGTAAAGTTTTCCCCCAACGAAGCCGCGCTTAATGTAAATACCGTCTGTGCCCCTGTGCCAGTAAAATTGTCTACTTGGTAACTTGCAGCCCCCACTCCGCTTATGTTGTCATAGGTGCCAATTAAAACATCGTTGCTATCTTTAATCAAAAATTTGTACGGCAGCACGCTTAACCAAATTTCACCACCAGGTACACGCCCAGCCGAATCCAAAATAATTGGGTTGGTGTGGTTTGTATTTCCCGAC